CCGACATCGACACCCGCCAGTCGCAGGGCACGCTCCGCATCCTGCTCGTGGGCGCGGACGCGGAGGCGTTCGCCGCACGGCTGCGGGCGATCGCAGTCGACCCGGGCCTCATCGGCCGCGACGACTGGCCGGCGAACGTGATCGACCGGCTCGTAAGCTCTAGGGCCGTCGTCCGGAAGCCGTTGACCGAGACCAGCGGCGTGTCGAACGACTCCGGCAGCACGACGTACACGTAGGCCGCGGCCGGCGTGAGCTGCTTTGCGAGCACGCGGTTGGTGCCCAGGTCGAGCGTCAGCTGTGCCGCGATCTGCTCGTCGGTGATCGCCGCGGCCGTGGACACGCCGATCGCACGCACCAGGAGCGACTCGTCGATCACGGCGGCGGCACCCTGCTTGACCATCGTATGAATCCGTCGGATCGCTTGGTTGCGGTCGGACCACCGCCAGTGGTGCTGGGCACCGGGCGGGATCATGACTTCGTAGGTCGTCTCGGCGTCGTACTCCGTGATCGCGACCACGTCGCCCTTCTTCGGATCCTGCGGCAGCTCATCCCGGTGGATGAAGAAGTCGCGGGTCTCCATGCGGAGCACCGTGCCGGCCGCGTCCAACGACTCCCACCGGCCGGTGACCACCGTGGCCTTGCAGACCCGCGGCAGCCCAGCCAGCGGCCGGTACTCGACCTCCACGGCCAGGTGCTGCCGGCGTTGCTGCTCGAACCACGCCTCGCCGATGGCGATCATGTCCTGCATGTGTCACCAGCAGAGTGCCAAGAGGGGCGGGCACGGCCGGTAGCGTGGCCGTACCCGCCCCCTTGCGTGGGGTCGATCACGAGCCCGGCCAGAGGAGCACGGCCACCTGGCGATCGGTCGCCAGTCGGGGGCGGGCCAGGTAGCCGGCGTTGGTGCCGGTGGAAGCGTCGAACACGCCACTGGTGGCGTACCACTTGATCGCCGACCCCTGGGCGCCGGTCACGCCGGTGGCGAACACCGGGCCGGTCACGACGCAATTGGTGTGAACCGCACCGAGCTCGTTGGCGACGATCGGACGACCGGCCATGGTCACGAGAGAACCGAGAACGACGATTTCGCCGGCCGCCACGCCCGTGGTGGGCGTGTAGTCCAGCTTGTTGCCGTCGGCGTAAAACGAAGCCATCTGAGAAACCCTTTCGAGACTGAGGGAGTTGGAGGTTGGCCCCGGCCGGCGGGTTTGGCCCCCGCCGGCCGGGAACGATTACTTCACTGGTCAGGACGTGGCCATCCGGTAGGCACCGCGGGCTTCGGCCTTGGCCACGCCGTAGGAGAAGTGGCCGCGGACCTGGATGCCGAGCTGGTTGAAGTCCGCGTCGGCCTGCTGCACCGTCGGGAGACGGTTGCCGTTGAGGAACGCGTCCTCCATGCAGGGCAGCTCGGCCGGGTTGGCCACCAGCCACCACGTCGTGCCGGTCGTCAGGTACGAACTCGGCACCACCTGGTAGCGACCCGCCAGCACGTTGACGTTCGTGCGGGTCGTGTTCTCGCCGGTGATGAGCAGCGAGCCGCTCATCAGCTCGGCGGCCGTGATCTCCAGCTCCGGCGGCACGAGCAGCATCGTCGGGGTGATTCCCAGCGGGTTGCCGTCCGGATCCGTGAGCTTGCGGTACGACGCGGTGGCCGTTCGCAGGCTGGAGATCGAGAGGGCGTTGCCGGCGGCAGCCGTCTCCGCGCGGTAGAACGACGCATTGCTCGACTGGAACTCCGTCCAGAAGTCCCGGTTGAGCTTGATCGCGGCACCGCGACCGAGCCGAGCGGGAACCTGGGTCAGAGCCCCGAGATCGTCGTTCACGATGTCCACCATGCTGATGGACGACATCCGGCCGGTCAGCTTCGCCCGGATGGTCCGGGTCTCGTCGCTGGCGTCCGCACTCTTGAGCTCGCCGGTCGCACCGACGTCCTCGAAGTCGAACCCACCGTTGAGCCGCACGCCGGTGACAGCCTTGTAGTCGGAGACCGACCGGATCGAAGCGATCATGTCCCACGTCGATTCGACCGCGTTGTACCCCTGGAGGAGAAACTTGCCGTACGTCGCCGCGAGCACGTTCGCGATGCTGTGCGTGGCGAACCCGGCCGCGAGGATCTCACGGAGGTTGCCGGCGTTGATCCGGCTGCCACCCGTGTACCCGTTGGCCCGAGCCGCTTCGACCAGCACCTCCCCGAGACTCGACTGGTTCCGCCGCTTGTCCGCCAGTTCGAGCGTCTTTTGATCGAAGACCTTCTCGGGGTTGGCGAGACCGCCGGCGAGGCACAGAGAAGCCTCGATCACCTGCGGGCTGTCGGCCCGCTCGGCCTGGACGTGGACCGCCGGGGCGGCCGGGCGCGAGGCCCGAACGTCCGCGAGCCGCTCGGCCCGGAGCTTCTCCAGGACGAGGTTCGCGACCGACTCGGCCGTCACCAGGCTCGCGCCGTCGCCACCCTTGGTCTCGACGATCGGCTTCGGGTCCGCGGCGACGATCGCCGGGGCTTCCGTCTGCGGCACGGCGGCCTCGACGGGCTTCTCGTTGAGCTGGTCGCTCATGGTCAGCACCTCATTCGCCTCGGCGGCGATCGCCGCGGACGTTCTGGCGTCCGCACCAAACAGAACCACGCTCGTCTCCCGGAGATCGGAAGCACGAACGACAGACACGGGGCCGGTGAAGTCGCGACCGTTCACGGTCACGGACCCACCGGCGTTGACGTTTTCGATGTTCGCGGCGTCGGCACCGATCGACGCCTGCAGCGGGATGCCGGCCCGGGCCAGCTGGGCGATCTTCTCGGGCACTTCGCCCTGGGTGAGCAGCTCACCGCGGATGATGAGCTGCTGGCCGTCGTTGATGATCTCGGTGCTCCTGCCGATCACGGCGTCCAGCGTCCGCTCGTGCGACCACAGGATCGGGATCGACGCCTTCGCGGTGTCCATGCCGGCCAGGTCCACGACCAGCGGCGACCGGCTCCAGGTCTGCCGGATGGCAGCCCCGGTGTAGGCCACGAGCTCGAACGTCGGGGCACGGCCCTCGGCCGCCTCGATCCGCAGGTCGGTGGACAGCGTGATGCGGTTCATGCGGTCTGCTCCTCGTCGGCGTTTTCGCGGGTCCAGATCCGCTCGGCCCACGCCCGGCCGGCGTCGCCGCCCCACAGGAGCCACGAGATCTCGGCGTTGCTGGGCGGATCCTCGCCGTGGTTGTCCTTGTAGGCCGCGTGCCGGGCGAAGAACGAAACCATCCGGGCGATCGTGTCCAGCGGGAGCGACCGGCCGCCGGCGATGTCGCGAGCCCGGGCGATGCCCACCGCAGTGCCGCCGCGGCCGTATTTCGATCGCAGCTCCAGGCCGCGCCGGGCCGCGGACCTTGCGGCCTGCGGCGGCCGGTAGCCGTCGGCGGCTTCGATGTCGGTGTCGCCGGCGTCGGCCGCGACAGGCTCGCCCATCGAAATACCCAACTCACGCTCCAGCGTCTTCTCCACGGCCCGCTGCCGCAGCACCTGCCGCCAGTCCTTGTTGCGCTTCTGGCAGACCTCGGCGATGGTCGTCGTGTTGGCGGCGAGCATGGCGGCCTCGGCGTCGGCCTCCTTGAGCGGATCGACGTGCTCGAAGCCGTCCCACGTCCACGTCCAGTTCCACTCGGCAACCGGCGGCAGCCCGTCGGGGATGAGACCCGGCACCAGGGCGGCCTCCTCCAGCCACGCCACGAGCAGCGGGTCGAGGAACACCCGCTCCATGTCGTTGCGCTCGACCGAGATCCGCTTGCGGTACACCAGGTAGTCGCCCCGCATCGACGAGTAGTTCGCGGTGGACGAGTCCATCGCGGCCACGATGTAGGGCATGTCGATGCAGCGGCTGATCTCGTTCAAGAGCCGACGCACGAACGAGTCGTAGTTGCTCGTCGGGTGCTCGGCCTTCATCTGCACCGGCTCCCAGCCGTCCGGGGCGGCGATCGCCATCCCCCGGGTGATCGGCATGGTCTCCAGCGTTTCCAGCGACGCGGCCCCGCCGCCGTCGGCCGGCATGGTCGTCTTGAGAATCGCGGCGAAGTCGGCCGCGGTCTCGGCGGCCGTCACGGTCGCGAGCGTGAACCGCCGCAGCATGGCGAACAGCTCGAGAGCCGGGGCGATCTCCGGCACACCGCGGTGCTGGCCCGGGCGGGTCGCGTGAAACCAGTGGTGGACCT